CGCCAGGAGAGGACTACGGGCGCGGATTCATCGAATCGAACATGGGTGATGTGCGAACCCTCAACGAATTGCACGAGCGTCTGCTGGACTTTGCAGGCATGTGCAGCAAGTTTGTTCCCTGCATTGATTACAACTCGCAAGTTCGTGCGAGCGACCTTGCTAAGCCGAGCGGCGAGGTCATCGAGGCTCGAGTCGCAGGCGGTTCTGTGCAGGACATTGCGTTCCTCAGCGTCAACAAGGGCAGCGACTTCAATGTGGTCTACCAGACTGCGATGGAGAAGCGCAAGGACTTGGCTGTAGCGATGCTCATGGAGGCCGACAGTGCGCCGCGCGGCGAGCGCGTTACTGCGTTCCAGATCCAGCGCATTGCAACGGAACTTGAGGGCGCTCTCGGCGGGGTCTACGCGCCGATTGAAGATTCGCAGCAGGTTCCACTCGTCGAACGCCTGCTGTACCAGATGCAGAGAGATGCGATCATCCCAACGATCCCTCGAGGCAGCATGGACATCGAGGCCGTTACAGGCATCGCAGCTCTGAGCCGAGAGGCCGATAAGGCAAAGTTGTTGCAGCTCGTTGCAACGATGAGCCAGTTCGGACCCGCGATGGCACAGCGAATCGACCTCGGAGTCTTGTTTGACACCCTGCTTCGCCAAAGCGGGATCTTTGAGCCTGGACTGGTCAAGACGCAGGAACAGGTCGCCGCCGAAGCGTCAGCTGCCATGCAGCAGCAGATTGAAATGGAGGCGCAAAAGCGTCTGATTCAGGTGGGTGGAGATGTTATGACAAACGAGTTAACGCCAGAGGAGAGCACAAATGCAGGAAACAGAAACGCCGTCGCCTAGCGCGGAGCCCAACGCGAGTCCAGCGCCGTCTCTTGAGACGGCTCAGATCCCCAATACTCCACCGCAGGCGGCGGCTCCTACAACCAACACGCCGCAGATCGCCCCGAAGAAGTGGGCGGGGAAATTTGAGAGTCCCGATCAACTAGAGAAGTCGTATCAAGAGCTCGAGAAAAAGCTTGGCGAGCGACGCGTGGAAAGTCCCGAGCAACTTGCGGAGCGCGCTGGAGTGAGGCTTGAGGACATCACAACTGCGTATCTAGCTGATGGCCAAATTCCTCCGCATCACCTTGCGGCGATGGACAAGGCTGGTATTGGCGCGCAGATGGCCGAACGTTTAATCCAGGGCGAGGCGGCAAAAGTGAAGTTTGCCCAAACTCAAGTGCAGCAGGCTGTTTCCGAAGTAACCAACCTTGCTGGAGGACAGGCCCAGCGCGACAACATTCTTAACTGGGCAGCGGGTTCGTTGTCAAAGGACGATATCTCTCGTTTGAACGACCGCCTTGCAGATGCTTCGCAAGCTGTTTCGGCGATGCGTGAACTTATGTTCATGCACCAGCAGGCCGTAGGCGCAGGCAAGGCACAGCCTTTGGTGCATGGAATGACTCCTGTGGCGATGGCTCCGGGTTTCAGCACTCCATCTCAGGTGACGCAGGCATTCGCGCAAGTTCGCGCGCAGGGTTACATGGACGAGGACACCAAGCGTCGGCTAGCGAACACGCCGATGCACATTTTGCAGGGGATCAGTCGATGAGCAGGCTTTTTCAAGAAACAGCGGATCAGCAGCAGCGCCTTGAAGCTCTGAATGTGACGTATGTGTGTGGCATCCACATTCGTGGAGAGGAGCGTATGCGGTGCGTGACATTGGTTGACAGCGTAAGTGGTGCTGAGTTTCACCGAGGAATGCACCCAGAGTCCTATAGCGCAGCGTTGGACATTGCGCTAAAAACTGTGTCCAACAAGCCCCGTACCACGGCAGAGATTGCGGCGGAAGCCGTAAAGCTTGCCGAGGAAAACGCCAAACTGCGGGAGATGGTGGAGGCTGCACAGGCTAGTGCGGCCTCGGCTCCCAAGCGCAAAGCGCAAACAACCGATCCAAGCTAGGCTCTCCTGCGCTCGCGGTGGTTCTTACGGACCCCGCGGGTTTTACCTTTCTGTTTGGGGATCGTCCTTCCATTGGGGCGGTTCCTTTTTTCGCTACGGCCCGTGACCAGCCAGATACCCGCGCAAGCGGCCTGGGACTCGGAACGGATACCCGTGCAACCCGTGTTTGATTTACCCGCATTCAATCAAAAAGGAGGTTTGCAATGTCGCAAACCAATCGCGAACTCATTTTGTCGTCAGCTCAAAACAGCACCGACGACTTGGCACTCAAGATTTTCTCGGGCATGGTGCTCGAGGCGTTTCAGCAAAGCACAATGTTCTACGACCGCTCAGGCACGTTCATCTCTGTCAAGCAGATTGAAGGTGCGACCAGCGCGCAGTGGCCCATCCTCGGCGATGATCCGGCTCCTTCGTATCACACAGCTGGCGCGGTGCTGAACGCTCAAACCACTCAGGGAAGCAATGTCGCCCGAATCAAGACCAACGAAGCCGTGGTGACCGTGGACGAGATCCTCGTCAACGCCATCGACGTGCCATTCCGCGATCTTGAGCAGGCGCATTTCGATGTGCTTGGCCCCTACGCGACTAAGCTTGGTCGCTCCATCGCTCGCGTTCTTGACAAGAAGATCGCAATTCTTGGAGTCAAGGCTGCGCGCACTGGATCGTCGGCTGGTCTGCACGGCGGCGGCTACAAGATTGAGCGCAACTCAACTGGTTCCGCTGGTTCTGCCAACGGATCGTCTCCGTCGAGTGCTGGACTGTTTACCAATGCGACCGGCTATCCGCTGTCGCCCCAGGGCGCGTACCAGTTCCGTTCCAATGTTTCTGACCTCGCCCAAGCTATGGACGAGAAGAACGTGCCATCGGAAAACCGCTTCCTGTTCATCAGCCCGTACATCAAGTCGGTCCTCCGTTTTGAGGCCAACTTCGATGGCACGAACCTGACTAGCGTGCCGGTCATGGCGAGCACCTACGACCGCAACACCAACAACGCTCCCAACGATATAAACAATCGTGTTGTTGGTATGCTCGAGGGTTTCAAGGTTTTGGTCACCAACCACCTGCCGTCGTTTGACACGGCTACTGGCACGCTGTCTGCTGAAGATCTCGTTGCCACCCAGGATGGTCGCAGTGGAACCAAGTACACTGGAACCTTCGACGGAAGCTCTCAGGCTGGTGGCCGACCGGCGGCCCTTGCGCTGTGCGGTGCAGACAGTGGCAGCCCTGCAATCGGCATGGTGCAGGCGACAGGACTCACCTCCTACATGGAGCGTGACGAGCGTCGCAACACCATGTTCCTCAAGTCGCAGGTCATGTGCGGCTTGAACGTGCTCTGCCCGTGGTCGGCGGGCGTGATTCAGTTGTACTGATCCTGACGCAACCCCCGGAAGCTAGGGGGTGGGGCTTCGGCTCCACCCCCTGGTTATTTCTTATGACCACCGAGTCAGGCCGTATCGTCAATCTGTCGTTTCGTGATTGGCTAGGTCTTATCGGCCTTGTCATTTCCATGCTTGTCATTGTCGTTGGCTGTTGGATTCAACTTATTCGCATGATGGAGCGCATCGACGCAAGCGTTCAGTTTCACAACCAACGACTCCAACGAATTGAGTCGCAACTCGACACAAGGAAACCATGAACATTTATTCAAACATCGTTACGAAACGCATTGACGGGACGGCAAACGACATTACTGGTCACGTTGTCGGCTCGTTCTTGAGCACACCGCAGCCAAATCTGAGCAAGGCTGAAACAACTGGCAACTCTGCGGCGGCTTACCCCACCGCTGCCCCGACAACAACCGCGCCGTCAACTACCGGCGCAACGATGCTGCTCTACAACTCGACAACTGAGCAGCCCAACTTGCTGATGATTGCACCGTACTCAACAGTAAGCAATGCAACTTCGCCAGGTGTCAGGATCATCGGATGGCGTAGCTATGTGCAATCTGCAAGCACGCTCTACTTCCCAACAGTGCTTGCCGACCTCACGCTTACATACAGCACAGCGACTTCTGCCGTAAGCATCGACGCCGCCCCTCGGCATTTCTTCTACGCAATCACTTCTGCAAGCGGAGTGCCAACCGTCAATGTGTACTCGCCCGGATCGACTGTTTTGGCGGTATCTAATCCGCCTGCGTGTGCTTTGATTGACACTGTGGGATCGCAAATCATCACAGCGCAATTCAAGTCAAGCAGCGCAACAACCTTCGGCGCACTGTACTGCGTCATCTGATATGCGAAGCTCGATCTCTCGCTCTAGTCGCCTATCGTCTGTCGGCGCACTTAAACAACTTGCGACAATGACTGGTAGCGACAATCGAACGCTTGACCTTGATTTCACAAAGGGTGTGATCGACAGCCGCGTAAATGTTTTTCGCGCTACAGTCGGCACATTTATCAATTCGAGCGGTGTGCTGCAAACCGCTGCGTCTGGAACTCACACATCAATCAATCAAGTTGCGCGTCTCGATCACGACCCAATTACACTGAAGCCGCTTGGTCTATTGATTGAGGATGCTGCTACAAATGTTTTGACTGGCCTGACCTCAGGCGGTTGGGGCCGAAACAACATTAACGGAAGCGGAAGTGGCAACATCCTTGCGTTTGGACAAACTGGACCAGACCAACAAAGCAATACTGCCGCAAGAATTTCAACGGCAGCATCAACATCGTTTACAAACATGCACATTGGATTTGTAACCAATGGTGCAGGTTCAGCACGAACATTCAGTGTGTGGCTCAGGGGCGTTGGATCAAACACTACTGCTAGCATTGGCATCTTTGGATCAAGCGCGCCATCTAACGTCCAATTCAAGCAATTTGGCAGCAGTGTTACGGTGACCACAACGACAAGCGGCAACAATCTGATTGCACTCGTAACAGGACTGTCTACAACTGCGTGGACCCGCGTAAGCATCAGCAGAACTGACTCGCAGGTCAGCTCCGACTCATATAGAATTGTTCCTGGCAATCACACTGCAACAATCGCTAGTGGACTGTCACTTGATATCTACGGGCCGCAAGCGGAGCCTGGATTTACGATGTCCAGCACCATTATTACAACCACCGCGCCAGTAACCCGTTCCAATGATTCGGTAGAAATGGATTTTTCAGCACTGCTTGGGCCTAGTATGGGAAGCCTTGTAGCCCGCGGGATCCCTCGACTCACCGCGGACTTTGCTTGCCTAGCTAGTTTAAACGATACCTCGCCTGATAACGCGCTAGACATTGGAGTAGACAATAATGCGGGCAGATTGTTTATTTATGCTGCTGGGGTTACTGAGGCTGATATGACATGCGGCTCGGCTGGCAACAACGAAAGTGTTTGTGTTGCTGGCGCGTATGCTAACAATGATTCTCAGATATCGTGCAACGGTGCGTTGGGTCCGCGCGCTACATCTGGGGTTCACGATATCAATACGATGTATATCGGTAGGAGCTCACAAGACTCAAATTATATAAATGGGACAGTTGAGCGAATTATTTACTTCCCGACGCTCTTGTCTGACGCAGCCTTGCAACGATTGACCACATGAAAAAGA